CGGTACAGGAAAAGTGCTGCAAAAGTCGATCGACTTTGTCAATCCCAACATTTCACTTGACACACAAATAACAATTTTCTTTCCCATCCCCTGCGGCGTAGCCGCTCCCGCTCGCTAACAAAGCTGCGCTGTGCCATAGTGAGTACGCAACAAGGGAGAGCACCGCCAATGCCCGCATTTGAATGTCGCCTATGGCTTATGACGCAGCTATTTCAACACTCGCACGTGTTCAATGACACGCACCATTTTGAATTCGTGTTCGGTATCACATCGAATAAGGGGCAGTTCTATGTGCAGGGGAATTTAACCCGTGGCTGACATCAATGTAACATGCTCATTCAATGGTGTGCAGTCACTTGACCTCGTGACATACACAACCACGTATCCTTTCCAGCGACTGCATTGGGCACCCAATCCCAACAGCGTAGTGTTGATGGAATTTGCCGCATACAACGATGCAAACAACGTCACACAGGCGTTTGAAGGGCAGATAATCGATCACGCTACAGGCTATACGTATTTCTCAGCGGGCGATAAGACTGGCGGCACGTTCCAGCCCAATCAAAACACGCCTAGCCTGCCATGGGTGCGCGATTATCTGTGTGGTTTCGTGGTGCCATTCACTGGCGTGCGCTCGTGCTCGTTCGCATCGTATTATTGCCCCATAGATGGCGGCTCACACATATACGATAGCTTGAATTTGCAGCCGGGTTTTACACAGAACCAATTCACGACAAACACGCAGGTGCCCGGCCCCGGTGATGGTGCGAACCAAATCACACAGCTAGGACCCTACATTTCATCCACGGACAATTTGAACCTAACAATTCACGTCGCAGAGGGATATCCGCTCAAGCGTGATCCGCTGTTTACGAAATTGGCGGGGACATTAAATCCGCCGCTCTCATTTCCCACCGCTGCACGCTTTGGTTTCACGCTTCCGGCAAGCGATGGTTTCGACTATATCACCATCGTTGACGGAACAGGCGGCACAATCAATTACATGGGCATTCAAACGGACTACGAGAGCGGCGCACAGACCGTCGCAGTTACGTTTGAAAACCCGCCCGGCTCATCGATCGATCTAAATACGATTTTCAACCAAGCGAGCAACACCGCAATTGCGCAGCTAACTGCGTTCGGCGGCATTTATTTCTACAAGGATACGCAGACATTCAACGGTGTTACGTGCGCGGGATATGCAATTCTAGTTTCGCCGGATTTCCAGAATTACCTGATATTCAATTTCGTGCCTCGTGACGCCACCGCAGCCGGTTGGAATACACTCGTGGGTACGATTGAAAGCAAAATGGACAGAAGCGGCGGCGTATGGCTCAAGCCATCGAATAGCGACACCACGTTATTCTACGCATATCCGCTCGTGAAGCCTACGCAGACGGTCTCACAGGCTGCATTGCATCCGGTGGACCTAGTTGTGAACCCCGGTTTCTATAGATAGGAGAGCGTAAATGGTGCAGGTCGCGGGACTTGTTGGCAATTTTTCCACGCCGAACGGCTCATTTCCGTGCGAGGGGACTAAATCGTATCCGGTGCAATTGGATTTCTCTGTTGCGAACGGATGGCTGTGCGATTTCACACAGCAATTCAATCAGAAACAATTCACGACACTGCAAACGGTGTACGTGGACAATTCCAATAATCCGCAGCCTGTCATTATTACGTGCTCAGGGACCGGGCAGGTGATTACAGCCCCTGCCATGTCGCAGGGGTACTATTCTTTATTGCAACCGACACCACCGCAGTTGAATGTAGCAAGTGCGGGCGCGGTAAAGGTCACGCTGCAATTCTTGAACTTCTATATTCCGCCCACGGTGTGGCTCATCACGTCAACAAATGGGCAGGGATTGCCGGAAGTTGACGTGCCTGCTCTTGATGCTGTGATCTCGGGCGGGCGTGTGCTTGTGAGCAGCATTCCCGGTACGCTGATAGGCCCGCAGGATTTGAGCGGTACAATCGCAGCGGGCGGTACTGCGCAGTCATTGATTACACTCAATCCGTCGCGCAAGCGGTGGCAGCTATCCAATCCATCAACTGCGACGGAAATTCTGCAATTCATGTACGTGACAGGCGCGAGCGGAAGAACGGACCTCGCACCGGGGCAGACGTGGGTTGAAGATGGTAGTAGCACGAGCGGCGATGCGATTTTCGTTGTGGCCGCTACCACCGGCCACGCATTTACATGCTTCTCGTGGTGATGCAATGGGAATTCGATACGGCGGATACAATCCAACGTATGGCGTAGGTGCTCCTGCTTTGGGGATTTATCATCTCATGCCGTACTACGACACGAGCACAGTCCCGTACACAAAGTACGTTTTCTTTGCCGGTGGGTGGCACGCTGCGGGCGTCTCTGGCGCTCTCATCAACGCAACGCAGATACAGGGGATAAACGTGAAAAACGCTGTGCCTGCGAACGGACAAGTGCTCACGGCTGTGGCAGCGAATAACGATTGGGAAGGCGTCTAATGGCTCAGAAAATTAATACGCCATGGCTTCCCGTATTCGGAAACGGTGCTCCCGGTGCGGGCGTTCCGACAACGGCGGAATACTTCGACACGAGCACAGTACCGTTCACGCCATATGTGTATCACGGCGGGCAATGGAATATCACGGGTGGCAATGTCGGTGGCACGAATGCGAGCGCCTTACAAGGCACACCTGTGAGTGCAACACCACCGTCGAACGGACAGGTGTTGAAGGTTGTAGGCGGTGTGTGGACGCCACAGGCTGGCGGTGGCGGTGGAGCCGCTCCTGTGATTATTCAGATGGGCGTGAAAGCAACGCCTATAGGTATCGTGGCACTGCCTACGAATGTCACACCGGGCAATTTGCTCGTGGGCATGATTACAGGCGCGAGCGCGGGCACAGCCGTAGGAACAGGATGGACGCTTGCATCGCCGCAGGCGGCAGGCGGCACGGTTGTTTTCCGAATTGCACAGGTGGGTGACGGCAACACATTCGCACCCGGCAATTCGACAGGCTCAACCGGAAATTGCTGCGTCTATGAAATCTCAGGCGCAACGCTTGGCCGCTTCACATTCAACAATATAACCGTCTCGCAAAACCCGCTCTTTATCAATGCGCTGAGCGTCAAGGGTAGCGGGGCAATTATCATCGGGTGTTGCTCTGCGCTAACGGCAAATCTGCCGGTGAGCGGCACGAATTGCACGTTAGATACTGGCGTGACGGGTGCTCAGTCACCACAAGGATTTCATCTGCTAACGCCTGCACAGGGGTTCAATATGATTGACCTCAACTATGCGGGAAATCAGCAAGGCAACGTGCTAGCGTGTGAGCTAGCGTAAAGGAGATAAGCATAATGACCAAATTTAACACGGACACAGTGGGCGGCGGAATTCCGGTGCTCGTGAACCGGGTAGCGGCAGAGGGTCAAAAAATCCTGCCTATTCCCTTGGATTTCAGCGTTTCAAACAATATTGATTTCGATTTCACGAATATGTATGAGCGCAAACAATTCACGCTCTTGCAGACAATCTATTTCGACAATTCCGCAAATGACCACGCGGCTACAATTACCGTCGCAGCTACCGGGCAGACAATCAATATTCCAATTGGTGTGTGCGGATATTTCACGTTCCTTGAAGGCAAGGGAGCGCCGAAATTCAATCTCACCACAGCCGGGACCACAAAGGCATTTATGGCGCTCATGAACTTCTATGTACCTGCGAACGTGTGGAAATGAAAAGGGCGGGATTGATCCCGCCCAATTCACAAGTAGCAGTGCATCCGTGCTACTTTTTCGGCGCGGGTAGCGCCTTTTTCGGCATTGGTGGGAGCGCAGCCTGCATCTTCGCCAGCTTGCTTTCCGCTCCCGCGTCTTTAAGAGGCTGGCACACATACGTGTATGAGGTCGCGCTGTTGCTATCGAACACCGCGAACACGTCAAAAGCGAATTGAATATTGACCTCGCTTTCGCCTGCGTTGTCGATTGCCTGCACGATGGGGCCAGTGACATAAGGCGGCAGGAAACACACAGCCGCCTCATATTCCGTACCATCTTCCTTGAGAGCTCGGAAATCACCGCCGAACTTGACCCACGTTGAGTTTGTGACCTCGCCGGTGTCTTTGTCCGTGCGCGTGTGCTTCTTGCTCTCACCGCGCAAATATCCTTCGATCACACCCCACACGCGATATAGGAAATGTGATTTCTTTTCGTCCGACAGCACCAGTTTCTGTATATCGGTTTTTCCACCGTACACAGTCTTTGTGTCGATTGCTTTAATCAGCATGGCGGTACTCTCCTGTGAAAATGCCCCGCTTTATTTAGACACGTGCGGGGCGTTCCGTGTAATTCCTTCGATTGGGGCTGGGGGATCAATCGAAGGAAATGTCATCCTCGGTCTTGGCTGCGCCGCTCTTGGAGAATGCGCCGCGCATCGAGGTCAGCATATCCTTGAGACCCTGCGCAAGAACGCTCTCGATCTTCGCAACGTCGCTCTCATCGAACTGATAGCTACGCAGCGAATTCACGCCCTTGAGGTTGCGCATTGCCACGCGGATTTTCTTCACGCGAGCACCGGCAATGGTGGTGAAACGCTCGCGGTTTTCGGCGGCGACGGCGGGCGCGAGTTCTTCCTGCGCTTTCTTCACAGCCGCCTGCGTTTTCTCGTTGTCGTTTTTCGTCTGCGCTTCTTTCGCAAGCGCCAGCTTCTGCCGCAGTTCAAGCACCTTTTTCTGTGCCGGGGTTTTCTCTTTTGCTTCACGTGCCATGATGGCGGTCTCCTATGTGGTTTCAATTTGCCGTTCGGCGTATCATTCTAACCATAGGTTTGACGCCACGTGCAAGCGAAAATGTGGGTGCTTGTGCTTTATACAGGATGGCTTCCCCGTCCACGATTTTAACCATTTCGTTCCACGTCAAACGAGCACCCTTGTTGACCACCTTGTGCTTAGAGCATTTCCCGTTGCGCTCATTGCACGAGCACTTCGCCTTCGCATCCATTTCAATCGCATATTGTTTCTTGCCTGCGAAGTGAGCCTCACGCGCACACGCAACCTCGCATTCCCAATCCCCGAGTTGTTTGCCTTGCGGCAGTACGTTCGTGTTCGCGTGCTCAGTGACAATCAAGCTGTCTGTGTCCGTATATATAACGTGCTCGATCCCCACCGCGTGCATCGCTCGCAGGAGAGCGGCGCGAGCGTAGCCGGTTATGCTCGCACCTGTGGCGACGTTCTTATACAGGTTCTTACTTTCCCAATCATCGCCCCACCTGTGCTTGTGCTTCCACAGGCTCTCGCGGCGATGAAATGTCTTGCCTTCAAATGTCGTGTAGAACGTCCAACCATGGTCATTCTCTGCGAACTCGCATACGCGGCAGATTTTCGTTTTCTCATTGATGCGCGGATCATTGCACGGGAGAGCAAAGCCGGTGGGGACAATCTTGTAATCGTAGTATTTCTCAGGGTCCTGTGCGAGTTTCCCGTAAAGAGAATTCATCATAATTTTGCCGATGGTGTTTCCTATCGGGTCCGTCTTTTTTGGATGGCTTTCCTTGTAATCAAACCAGTGCATCACGTAGTCACGGAATGTGATTTTCTCACTGCTATATTTGACCTCTAGGATTTCGATATCGTCCATCAATCCTAGATCGAGCGCAGCGATATATTCCCAGCCTGTCACGTTGTATTCGCCATGAGCGTGCGGGAAGTGCAATCCCTCGCTGTTATCTGGCCGCTTCGGAAAGCATCCATCTGCGTAGCACCTGAGCGTGATAAAAGAGCGTTCAATCTCGTTGCGCGTGAGACCATCTAATGTGTCTGTGACCTTGAACACGTCCGCGTTGCCTGTCGAATGATATTCCATCATTGCTCGCGGATAACTGCTCTTGATATCGAACACAGACACATTCTTGAAGTGCCCCGGTTGAAAGCATTGCGTGCGTCCGCCGAAATAGAATTCGCGGTAATTCCGATCAAACCGCGCGTTAGTTTTGCCGGGGTCTATCCCTAGCTTGTTCGCGTGCGCGAGCGCGTTGCTCGCAATGGTTTTCTTTTTGCCTGCATCACGCCTGTACGCAGTCATCAATTCGTGCAGATAGATACAATCGCCTCGCATGTATTCGATGATTTCCGGCATGTGCTCAGCGCGCACACCCGCGCCCATTTTCCAGTATTCGATTTCGTCCTTTTTGATGCTGCCCAAACCCACCGGCACAGCCGCGAGGCTATCGACAAGCGTAGCCTTGCCGAATTTCATGGAGACGATACGCCCATTGATGATTTGAACTTTCACGATTTCATGCGGCGGTAGGAACGCTAATAGATACATGAAATCGAACTTACCGCCGTTGTGTGCGTATACGATGCACTCGCGCGTGAGCAGGAACACAGTGAATTCCTGTGTGCTGTGGAATACCTGATATCCGACAGTGAGGTCATAGTATCCCCACACAAACGGTTTGATGTACTGGCCGTCTAGAAAGGGGTCTGTCTCACAATCGCACGTAGCAATTGGCGGTGCTCGCATGATTTGTTTTGTGCTATCGCTCGCTGCATGAGCACATAGCTACTTCCCTGTGTAGTAAGCGTTATGACAAGGCGGTTGCAGGTGATAGACCTCAGGCGCGAGACGCCCGCCGTCCACGTACATTTCGCGCTCATATAAAGAGTATGCGGTTATGGAGGTATCGCAGCCGGTGCAGCACTTATCCGTGCGTGCTATTCGCTGCTCATACCATACGCTTATTTTTCTTCTTTTTCGTTGCAGTTTTCTTTGCTGTGTCCGCAGCATCGATTGCATCCCTCTTCGCTGTGTAATCTGCATTCTCAACAAGTATCGCAATCCCGTTGACCCATCGTCCGGGGTCGCTTGGATTGTCGTATACCTGCCCATAGGAACCGTTGCGTGTGCCCATGTAGCGGCCCTGAGACCACTTTGTATTTACCCACCGCGTAAACGCACCAACGGTAAGAAATCCTTCGCCCACGACACCCGCATGTGCCCATAGATGGACCTCTTTTACGCGATATTTTTTGAATGCCGCTTCCGTTAGCGTGCTCAGCTTTTCAATGGGAAACTGTTTTGCGTAAGCGGCTGCGCCTGCATCACGCATTCCGACACGTGAGCGCACGACATTGCGCTCTAACGGCCAGTAAATCCAACGCTCACCACCGGGATTGATGGCTTCCACTGAGCCTTTGCGGAATACTAGTTTTGTGCCGGGGACTGTGTTGCGTAATTGAATGCCTTGAATGCCGGGAGCGAATAGCTTTTTCTTGCCTACTTTCTTCGCTTGTTTTGTCGTGAGCGGAACGATAAACGGAACGCCTTTCAATTGTTTTTCACGGTAGACAATCGCCCTCTTTTCGCCGGGCGTGAGTGTTTTTCTGTGCTTGTACTTTTTGAATTTCGGAATGAGATATGAGAGACGTTGCGCGCTCGCTAAATAATCGCTCGCGGGTCTCTTTGCTTTTTTCTTCCGGCTTGCCACGCCTGCCCCATGCTTTATATATGGGGCTGTCACGCCCCACGGTCTCGCACACCGTAGCGACCTAAAAGAGCGGTCCTATCCGGGGCCGCTCTTTTTTCTTCGCGAGGTCAGGTGTACGCTCGCCCCACAGGCTCAGCAAGAGAGGGAGGCTAGAAATGTCCGCGATGGAAAACATGGTTCAGATGGTGCTTAAGGCGCTCAACGTGGACCCGGACGAAATCAAAAAAGAAGTGCTCACACGCGTGCAACAGTTTGAGCAGAACGTGACGCTGCTCAACACCACGCTCACCGGCATGAACGAAAAGCTAGCCGTGCAAGCACAAACGCTCATCCATATGAAAGATGAAATCGCATTCCTGCGGGATGCACTCAACAAGAAGGAGACAGCCGCCAATGTCGCAAACGGACGGGATATCACCGGAACGGGTATTTCTCTTACACCGTGAGTTAGTGAAAGAGGTCGCAGCACTGCGCACACGTGTTGATGTGCTCTCGCATTTCATCACGATGAAATTCCCCGAGTTCTTCGCGGGTGAAGCGCAGACGGTGGTGGACCCCGATCTAAAGCCGGTGCAAATCATACCGCACACACTCAAGCCGGATTTCGTGTCACCGGCAGAAGCGAGCGGCGAACGGGAGCGAGCGAATGAGCGCAAGGAATAGCGATGAGCAAGGCGACAACGCAGAAGCGGTTTCGGAAGATGCGGGAGCGCCAGCGGTTGCAGTCGCTGTTGCACTCCCCGATAACGAGCCACAAGCAAATGCAGAAGCGGACGCAGAAGCAACCGCACTCGCAGGCAGAATTGCCGCTCTTGAAACCCGCATCACAGCAGCCATAGAAGGCGAACGGTCATGGACGCAGGAAACGATAAACCCACTACGGCAGGAATTGGCGGACTTACGTTCAACATTGACGGAAGCGGCGACAAGTCTACCGGCTCAGATTTCGACATTGCGGGAAGAATTGACCCGGTTATCGCAAGAGCTACAAGCGGCGATAGCAGCACAGGCGGCCCCTCAGGTGCCAGTGGTGGAAGCGCCGGAAGTGCCCCCGACAGCGGAACTACCCGCCGCAGACGGGGCCGTCCAAGTAACGCAGAGCGAGGTATCAGCGACAATGATACCGGCAAAGCGAGCACGCCGCGTAATATAAGAGCGTCATTCATCGAAAAGACGCTTTACTCTATTCATCTGGGTATCGCATCCATCACGCAAATTCCAGAGTTCAAACTGGATGATGACGATGCGAAGGAATTGGGTACAGCGGTTGCCGGTGTGCTCGCGTTCTACAAGGTCACTATGACGCCAAAGCAAGAGGCGTATTCGCTTCTGCTAGAGGCAGCGGTGAAAGTGTACGGCCCCATGGGTGCAACGTATTTCCTGCGAAAGAAAATTGAAGCTGAGCAGGCACGCAAGAATGCGCCACCGCGTCCGCAGCAACAGGCGCGCCCGCAAGCGCAGCCCGCGCGTGAACCCGGGCCTGTCGTGGTGCCTATGCCCACGAAAGTACCGGGACAGGGGCCTACGTTTGATCCTGCACACATTCATTTGCCGGACGGGGCGAGTTAACGCTCTCACGTAGCGAAGCGATAGAGCAGAGATAAGTGCATGAGATGGCCCGGTCCCGAAGATAGAACGCTCGTGCTTGGCCGCACAGGTTCAGGCAAGACTACGTTTGCGCTATGGCTGCTCTCGGGCACAAACTTTGACACGCAGCCGTGGGTTATTCTCAACACAAAGGGCGACAAGAATATCAACGAGATTGCCGCAATCCCCGGCGTCAAAACGCTTGACGTGAGCGAGACACCGGGAGAGCGCGGGCTGTATGTCGTGAACCCCACACCTAAGCAAGGCGTTGAGTTAGACGCGTTCCTGCAACGCATTTGGGACAAGCAAAATTGCGGCGTGTTTGTCGATGAGGTCTATATGATTTCACCGGACGATGCGTTGAATTCCTGTCTCACGCAGGGTCGCTCACGTCGCGTTCCGCTCATCATCTGTTCACAGCGTCCGGCATGGTGTACGCGCTTCGTATTCAGCGAAAGCGAATTCGTTTCCCTGTTCAATTTGCAGGACCGCGAGGATAGAAAAAGCATTGCGCGTATCGTGCCGGTTGATCGTGACTACCGGCTTGCCCGCTTCAATAGCTATTGGTATGATGTGGGCGATGAGAGATTAGTGCACTTCACGCCTGTGCCTGAAATGCCTGCTATCATTGACACTTTCCGCGCTAAGTTTCCGCCGAACGATGCGCAAGAGGCGGGGCCGCTAGTAGCCCCATATGTAAAGTCACCGCTCCCAAAGCGGGTCATCTGAGAGGCGGATTATGGAACCTGTCATTATCTCATGGACGCCCACGAATTGGGCCACCATCTTCTTGATGGCACTCGGCGGGCTGCTCGTGCTCAAACTTGCGCTGCTCGCTGCGCAGCGTGTGCGCAATGGGCAGAACCCGCCCGCGCAATCTCTCACAGGTATGTGAGGCACCAATGTTGAATTGGGGTATCATCACGCACCCGATGAATTGGGTTACAGTCTTGCTCATGGTTGTGATCGGAATGATTGCTCTCAATCTTCTGCTCACGCCATGGCATTCCGGCGCGCCGATAACGTCCACGGGATTGAATTCCAATTCAATTCCGGGGCCTTATCTCGCCTTCTCGCAATAACGCGAACCACCACAGGAGATTACATTGAAGAACCTACGTACTGCATTCCTTGGTGGCGTTGCTGCCGCCATGATTTCGTCCGCTGGTGCGGATGATTACGCCTATGCGAGCGCAGCCGGTGCAAACGGCCAGCCCACGAGCGCGCAAATCAAAGCGGCGAACCTCGCGAACCGGCAGGCAATCGTGCAGGCTGCGTTGAAGAAACAGCAACAGATTTTCTCGCAGACGTTCGCGCCCACGTCGCAGACGGTGCTGAATATCCAGCCGCGCTATGCCGGTCTCATTCTCGGGTTTTACGTGGATGTACGCGCAACGCTCACCGTGGGCACAAACAACTATCTGCGCACGCAGTTCGGCGCGGCGAATTTCATCCAGCAATGCCGCTTCGACGATCTCTCAAACAATACACGCATTCAGACCACCGGATGGCACCTGAACGCAATCAACAGCGCCAAGGGCGGACAGCCGTTCATGGCGGTGCATTCCATCAACACGGATTATCCCGTGGGCTATGGCGAGACCTTCACCGCCGATATCGCCACCGCACCGGCCACACTCACAACCGCAGGCGCAACCGTTGCGATGCTGTTTTGGGTACCGCTCGCGTATTCGGAAGTGGACCTTCGCGGCGCAATGTGGGCGAACGTGGTCAACGCCACCGCGAACTTGCAGCTTACCATGGCCACGAGCGCACAGGCGTTCGCGGGCCACACTGCGGACCCCACCATGGCGGTCTATCAGGCGGACAGCACAGGCGCGACGGGCGCAATCAGTTCCTACACCGTGACTGTGCATCAGGTGTATTACGATCAGCTTCCCACCGATCAGAACGGCAATCAGCTTCTGCCTGTGATCGACCTCAGCACGCTTTACATGCTCAACAATACCACGGTGTCGGGCATGGTCACGAACAATGACTATCCCATCCCATATGCGAACTTCCGCAGCTTCCTGAGCACCATCGTCATCTATGACAATCAGACCGGCGGTGTTTACAATTCGGCGGGAACGGATATCAATTTCTGGGAATTGCAGACGGCGAACTTTACGAACATTTTCAAGTACCCGTCTTGGTTCCCCGGCGTGTTCGCACGTGATGCTATCGGGGACGATTTCCCGCTTGGCATGTACTACTTCGACAGCCGCAAGAAGCCAATCAACACAATCCAGTTCGGCAATCAGCAACTGATCCTGAACCCGAAGGGGACTGTGAACACCGGCGCCAATGCACAGGTGGGATGGGAAATGTTTGCGATCACAAACACCCTCGTGGGTGCTGCATCGCTCGCAGGCGGCGGCAACGGCTAATCACCTCGTGGCGGCGCGGTGATGCTGCCCCGGACGTAACGCGCGTTCCCTCTCGCTAATCGTCCGGGGCAGTCACTTTACAAAGGATTTTCTGACATGAATTGGGATGCTTTTGTGAACTGGTGGAAACAACCGTTCAACGCGCAAGCGTCCGCGAATTCGTGGATACTGTTTACAGGTTTCATCATGGTGGTGATCTTCCTGTGGACGCGCGTGCTTCGCGAGGGCGGGCACATCATAGGAGACGTGGCATAATGAGAATGCACTGGAGCCTTGGGCTTATCGTTGCTGTGGTGGCAATCTCTCTCGCGTCCATGTGGTACGCGAAGAATTACCCCGGCACCATTCCGTATGTGACGTGAGCGCCCGTACACAGGAGTAAGTCCGTGGACGGGATTTCGCAAACGTCGCTCATCTTCTTCTATCTGCTCGCCGCGTTTGTGATCTTTATCACGATACGCGGTGAGCTATCGCAATACGCTGCGGTGTTTTTCGGCAATCCACAAACGAGTACGTAATGCCGTATGCGCTCATACTTGTAGGTGCGGTTATGACTGTCGCGGGAATACGCGGCACAAACCCGCAGCTATGGGCGCTTATCAAAGGCGATTTTGTTTCGCAGAACGGCGGCACAAGTTTTCTTATGTGGGTCGCTGCAATCGCAGTGGTGGGCGGCATGGGTTACATACCTCGATTGAAACCGCTGAGCATTGCGTTTATGACGCTGTTGCTCGTGGTGCTCGTGGTAAGCAAGAAGGGCGTTTTCTCGCAGCTTCAACAGTTTCTGCAAACGGGAATTGGGAGCGCAGCAAACACGAGCACAGGCACAAGCGTAGCACCCATCACGCCCACGAGCGGCGCGGGATTGGGTGCTCTCTCTCCTGCGCAACAGATTTCAAACAACATAACGGGGCTGTCCGGTGGATAAGAAATTCACAGACGGGATTATCGCTGTTATGGTGGCTATCGTAGGTCTCGCGACCACGGCAGTGATTTTCAGCAAACAAGCGGATACCGCGAACGTGCTCACGTGCGGCGGGACTGCGTTTGCAAGTGTCATCAAAGCGGCGGTAGGGCCGGTTTCGACAGGGATTTAGCTGCTCAAGTAGCGCAGCGATAGCAGGAGAAAAAGAGCATGGACAACCTTGTAAATGGCGCGGTCTCAATCGCTATCGCGATTGTTGGCGTGGCGTTGCTCGCGGTGCTCGTGAGTAAGAATGCGAACACGAGCGGCGTTATCAGTAGCGCGGGTTCTGCATTCTCGCAGGCGTTGCAGGCTGCGGAAGGCCCCGTCTCAGGCAACAGCCTGCTAGGCGGTACGCAGTTCGGCCCCGGCTACTACGGAAACGGATTGGGCTGAGACCATGGGGCGGCACGCACGTAACGCCACAGACCACGAGCGCGCATGGAACTGGGTGCATCCCACCATCCGCAAAGCGTTCGCGTCTTTTTATTGGTATGTCGATACCAGTAAGAACCAAAACTATATCGGCGCGGAAGCGCGTGCGTTCGCGCGTGAAATGCTTCCGCTCGTGGACTGGAAAGGCCCCGGTGAAGTGGTGCAGCGCCAGCTTATCCAAACGGCCCCACAGGTGTACGTGACACAGTCTGTCGTGCCAACCGGCATTGCTGGTGTCGGCGCGGGACAGGTGTGGAACGGCCAGCTTGTGGACAATCCCAATCAGCCGGACAACCTTTCCGGCACGGTGGTTTGATCCATGGAAAAGGTCATTGACTGGTTCAAAGAACACCCGCTTGCGATTGTGCTCGTGGGCGGTGTTCTTTTGCTCGTGGTGCTATTCGCAGGCGGCAGTTCAAGCGGCGGTAGCAGCACTGCGGGTGGGCCAGACGATGCTATTCAGTCCGCGAATATCAGCGCAGGCGTTGCGAACAATCAAACCGCTGCATCGCTCGCAGCCGCGCAGCTTGGCGCGAACGTGCAGCTTGCACAGAACCAATCCGCAGAAGATGTATCGCTCGCGGGTATCGCCGCACAGGTGCAGCTTGGACAGATAAACGCTGTCACCAATCAGGACGCTATCCAAGCGCAGACCGATCAAGCGAATATCGCCGCACAGACGCAGGAAAATCTTGCGCAACAGCAAGCGGCTGTGCAAGAGGCAGGGTTTCAGTCCCAAGAGAATATCGCCACCACAAACGCGAATATGAATATCGCGCTCGCGGGCTACAACTTCGACAGCAACGCGCTATTCGCGGCTGCGAACTCGCAAAGCAAAAGCGGGCTGCAAATCACAAACCCGAACGGCCAAAGCGTTTCGTTCTACAAGGGCGCGAACCCCACCGCAGGCGGTGGCAGTGGCGGCTTTCTCGGTGGCGTCTTGGGCGGTCTCTTGGGAGCGTTCTTCTGATGGCTATGAGCAAGAAAGAACACCGGGATATCTACATTGCCGCAGCGGTGGGCGGTGTCGCGCTCATTCTCATTTGGTTGTACCTGTCGAGCGAGACGCCCACCGGCTCGCCGCTCACACAGACGGCGGGACCGCAGACGCCTTACAATTACAACGTGGGTCCGTACACCGGACAGCCTGCGAACATTCAATTGGGCGGCGTGAGCAGCGGCCAGTGCTGCGACAAGTGCGGCCCCAACAATGGGCAGGATTACAATAACGTGACCGCCTCGCAGTTTCAGGCGCTCAACCAAGGTGGTGCTTAATGAGCAGTGCAGGCAACAAGCCGCAAGGCCCCACGAGCATACTGCCGTATTCGGATTACGGCTATCTCCCCGGCGTTGCACAGGCGGCGAACGATTTGCCTACGCCAAATCCGCACCTGTCGCCGCGCCCGTACTTTTCAACGCGTGACCTCGCCTTCGCGAATTGGTTCACAACGCGTGTACACCTGTCACCCCTCGGAAACGCGCTCTTACTCACAGGAGACCAATCAACATGAGCGATCCTTTCATTCCCTTCAATCAGCCCAAACTTTCGGACCCAAACCCGGTTGTGCTCACGGGTGCGGACGGCAAGTCTATCTTGCCTGAGACCACGGCGAGCGGCGCACCTGTCGTGAATTCCGAAAAGACGGACGCGTTGTCCGTTGCCGCTCGCGCGAAACCAACGGAAGCGGTTGCGGACGTGATCGCAGAAGTGGGCAAGTTCGTGCTCGATTACGTGCTTGGTGGTGTCGCGATCAAAGAGACGCACATCGACATTCCGCACGCGCTCGCGAGCATTCGCCGCCTCGCTGGTCTGGGTATCGTTCCGGCCACGTCCACCACTGAATAAGTGGTGACATGAGCGCGCCCGGCAATCCTATTCCTTGGTGGGTGCCCGCTGATAAAGCGGACGCCTACCTTGCCGGGCAGTTCACTGTTTCAGACGTGGCAGAACCGTACACGCAAAGCGGCGGCAGTCTGCAACAAGCGTTATCGGATGCGTTCGGAAATGCGCAGCCCGCAGGCGATACCACTTCACAGCAGCAATCGACAGTGAGCACCATTACCCAAGGTGCTTTGAATGCTGTCATACCGGGCCTTGGCGATGCTGTCACCGGATTAGCCGGAACAGCATCAACAGCCGCGTCCGCAACAAGTGCTGCATTCTCATTCATCACTGACATTCCCCGCGTAGCTACAACGGTTGTAGGTATCATTCTAATCATCGCTGGAATATTCGCGCTCAGCCGTGGCCCCGCTGTTGAGATTGCGACAGACGCAGTAAAAGCCGCCGCAACCTCGTGACCTTTCGTCCGTTATAGCGTTGTCTTTGGGGGAGTAACCGGAGTGTCCGCTAATGTCACACAGCTATCTGCAACTGATATTGTGGCTATCATCAACGCTATTAGCGCTGCTATCGTTGCTATCTGTACTGTATACAACCAGCGTTATGCGCAACAGCACAAAGCAAGCGCGGCAGACAGCGCAGCGTTGGCTTCACGTGTGTCGGATGAGGTTGTTTCACTGAGCGCGAAAGTGGATGCGGCAAAAGATGGAAAGTAAACACTGGCGCGCAATCTGCCTCATTCTTCTTATCATCGCAGCGGTGTTTCTCTTTGCGAAAGAGGAACACAGATGGATAGCAGGAGCTTTAAGTGCCGTCGCTGCGGCGCTCGCTTTTCTCTGAGGGAGTATCACCATGGAATTTGAAATTGACGTGCCCGGCTTGATCTATCGCGACGGCTACAGGCGTGGTCTCGCCACTGCTCTCCTGTTCATCGTGCTCGCCTATGTACTCCTGTGGTACATGCACGTGCGCGCCTACGCTGCGCATACACCGGCATTCACGCAGGCGAGAGCAGCGGACACGCCACCCAATCCGCCACCGCCCGACAAGGCCGGATAATCCTTACACAGATTGTTAACCAAGCTGAAACGCGGCCCCTTGCAAGGGTCGTGTTTCTGTATAGGATTGTGCCTGTAACCAATGAGGCACCCGCCAATGCCATTAGCCGCCCTTGAACTCTCGCAGACGGACAATATGACCGTAGGCGAATTGCAGATGACCATTTCGCGCTGCATGTGCTCTATGCTTCGCAATTACGGGGAAGATGCATTGCGCGTGCTCGCGCTCCAAATGATCGCCGCAGGTGGAAGCAATCACCGTGCAGCGGTGGTATATTCCGTTCACACCAAATCGCTTATTGATGGGGCTGCGAGACGCTAATGTACGTATCGCCCGAAATCGCGAAGGTGGCCGCAACCGTGCGGCCCCTTCACTTCGCCCGCGTTGAGGTTGCAGAAGCCCGCGCGAAAGAACAAGCCGTAATCGACAGATGCAAACGAGAGGGAGACGCACGCGATGCACTTGAACGTAACAGTTAAACTCACGCAACTTATACGGTGGGCGTTCGCTGTGTGCCTTGTGCTCGCAGTGATGCACGATGCTTTCGGATGGTGGCTATGAGCGGACCCGTCAACAAGCAAAAGTTTCTTGTCACAGCCATTGAAGCAAACGGTTTCGTGCGCGGACAGGCGACACAGGAATACGCGGAAGCTGAACGCCTATTCGATCACTTCCGCGACAACGGCGCGCAGTATGTTGAGGTCCGTAAAATCGGGCGTCTCATGCTCCTATTCGGGGAAGAAAAGGGGACCGCATGAGACCGCATGACTGGATGAAAACCCGCCTGCGAGCGCTGCGAGCACGTACAGCTTTCACACAGGCTTACGTTGCTGAGCAGTCCCGCGTGAAAGTGCTGCGGTTGCGTTGCCTTGAAAACGCAGACTACACCCGCGCGTGCGTGCTAGATAATCTCGTGGCGCTAGCGAAGTTCTACAACGTATCAACAGACTATCTTCTAGGAGTTACAGACAATGAGCAGCGACATGCGAACGTACAACCCGGAATTCGTAGCTTTCGACAAGGCGGTGATAGACCGGATGCACGCTCAACTTTCGGAAGTGGTGCAGGAGTTCACGAACAAGCCACCGGCAGGCATGAGCACGCAGACGCGGACTATACGGTTGAGAGATATGAACGCTCAGCTTACGGCATTGAAGACAGCTAGCGATGCGCTGGCGTTTGTTGAGAAGCGTATCCGGCTGTACGGGAAAGATGGTGTAAACGAGGAAGTGGGAGCGAGAGAATGAAAGTAATCGGAACAGACAATTGGGGCCGCGATTACAACGGTGGCCGCAGTGAAATAGTGGCCGGTGAAAACCTGTCACAAGAGGCG